GCGTCCTTCCGTAAAAAGTAGATGGGTAGAAGCACCCACACACTCCTTAGATCAGAAAGCTTACTTGTTTTTGTTTTTGCAAAGTATTGGTTTCATGTCAAAAAACGCAATACTTAGAGACTAGTGGAAAGACATTTGACAGCTCGGAAAGACGGCGACAGTTAGTCCTTCTGTAAAAAGGCAAATATTAACTTAAAAAAATATATGAAAACATTACAAGAAATCCAACAAGAGAATCGTAGGTTGATAATGCAGATTGTGCATAGTTGTAATTTTGATAAAAAAGCAGGCTACGAATTAGATAAGTTATTTGAATCAATTACTTTATCACGAGTGTTGTTGGCAATTCAAAGAAGTAGCAATTGGCTTGCTTTTTGGATGAATTGCCACGGCGATATGATATATGAAAAACTTAACAAAACCAATAAAAGAGGTAAAGAAATAAAAATTAGATGGAATCTAACTGAGCCAACACTCGAAGAGCAAAGTGAAGAAACTCAACGAGCTATTTATGGATTATTGGGAGGGGGAAAATGAGTAAATTTTTACGAAAATTATTGGGACTTTGCGATCATGAGTGGGAGATTAAGCAAAGTTATAAAGACATTAATTTTACTGTTATAAAATGTAAATGTGAAAAATGTGGCATGTGGAAATCTTTTAAAATAAAGAGGTAAAAATGACTAAAACAACAAATTTTGAAATATCAAAAAAATTAGCCGAGCTTTTAAAAGAAAATGAAAAGCTTAAGCAAGAAAATAAAGAGGGATTTGCTTTATTAGATAGATCAATAACTGGTTGGAGAAATTCACAAGAATTGCCTATAAAATTAGCGGTAGACATTGTTAACCTAAGAGACGAGGTTGATTTAGCAATTGAAACTTTAAGGCATTATGCAAGATCCAGTGATCCTGAATTAGCAAAAAAAACATTAATTAAATTAAATGCAAGTTTATGAAAACAAAAGAAATTTTAGACTCTATTAGAAACCTCGATTATGTTGAAGGCAAAAACATAACAGATATTGCTAAACAAAACAAGTGGGATAAAAACCTACTTGCTCATGTTGTGAAAAAAATTAAAAAAGCAAATGAGCACGGGTCAAAAAAAGATGATTATTCAAACTTTGTTTTTATCGGCGGAAGTTTCGTTGGGATTTATAATAGATTTGGTAAAAAATTAAAGGAGATATATAATGATTAATCTAATCGCAACAATTGCTCTATTTATTAATATTTTAGCTTTCATAAGCTTTATTATAATGACACACACGGTTGTGTTTAAAGGAGAATTTTTTAAAAGTGCCAATAAAACTTTGTTTTGGTACGGGTTTTTATTCGGTGTAAATTTTCTTTTTTTTATAATAACTATTATAGAAATTTTTAAAAACTAAATAATAAATATATGACTAAAAAAGATTTAACAAAAAACATTAACAAAAAAATAAAACATGTCAGATAAAATGAACGAAATTTTGGGGGTTAGGTAATATGATATATTTACTTTTATTAACTTTGATAACTGCCAACCACGGCTATTTTTTTTATAGTCTTTGGCTTTTATGGAAAAAAGGAGCTAATAGGCTTTCATGGTATCACGGGCTTTTTTGTGCAGTTTCAGCAAATTTCGTTGTTGATTTTTGGATTCGTTTAATATTTTTAATTTAATATAGGTATAAAATGACTAAAAAAATACAAAAAAAAGATCTTAATTTGCAATCAATAAATGCGGAAAATTATTTACATGTACAAGATAGAAATATGGAGTACATTAAAAGTTTAGCAGATGATTATGAAAAATTAAAGGAAATTTATAATTTATTAGAAAAGAATAAATATGAAGCAATTATAAAAGATGAAGATAACGAATTTATAGAATTTAATTTAGGAGATATAAATTTTAATGGCGATAATGAAAATAAAATAGATTTTTTCTTTAGAAATGTTTTGATAGATTCTATATCTAAACAAATGCAAGACAACTATGATGAAATTAAGCAATGGGTTGAAAATAATAAACCTGATTTTTTTCCCAAATAAATAATTTTTGAAAATAATTCTTGACTATTAATTCAACCAATATTATCATAGATCAAGGCACCACCAAAAAATCTTTTTGAAAATAATAATTTAACTTAAAAATATATGAAAAATGAAACAAATGAATTAATTCAATTTAAAGAAGAGCAAATTGAATTAATTAAAAAACAAATTGCACCAAATGCTAACAATAATGAATTAAAATTATTTTTATATCAAGCACAAAGAACAGGATTAGATCCACTTACGCGCCAAATTTATTGCATACACAGAGGCGGTAAAATGACAATTCAAACTTCAATTGACGGTTTTCGAGTTATTGCTGAGAGAAGCGGAGAATATGCTGGACAAGATGAACCAATCTATACTGAAGAAAACGGCAAATTGATTTCTTGTAAAATTACAGTTTATAAATTTAGAGGTGATGTAAGATACCCTGCAAGTGTAGGTGTTGCTTATTTTTCAGAATATGTCCAACAAACTCCAACTTGGACTAAAATGCCAAGAGTTATGCTTGCCAAAGTTGCGGAAGCTTTAGCTTTAAGAAAAGCATTTCCTCAAGATTTAAGTGGTTTGTATACTAGTGATGAAATAGCTGATGCACCAGTAAAAGATGTTTCTCCAACAAATAATTTTTTCAAAGAACCTGAAGAGCAAATGAAAAATTTATCAAATATTGCAAATGAGGAATTGAAAGCCAGTGCAGAAGAGCAAAAACTTAAAAAATTAAAAGATGACTTGTCAAAAATGCAATCAAAGCAAGAAATAGATGATTATCTTAATAAAAAAATTAAAGGAAAATCAGGAAAAGAAAGTTCCAGAAGGGAAATTATATCTTTAATGAGCGAAGAAAATGCAAAAAAAGCTATGGAAATGATTGACTCTACTCGCAAAGACTTATGGATTGACCAAGAAGAAAATGAAATAGAAGTTGGAACCGAAATTGAAGGAGAGGCAAATGACTAGTGAGGAATATTTTTTATCTTTAGAAGAATTATTAGAAAAAGCGTTAAAAAATTTTAAAGAAAAACTACGCACTCTAAACCCATTATACAACTATAGCGATAGCTTTGATGATGATGGGGAATGGAAAAGACAAAATCAACTTCATGAAGATTTAAGGCGTGAGGCTATGAATTGCGATGAAATGCAAATTTTGCTTGATCAATACATGAATTTTAAACATATTAAGGAGTAAAAATGAATAAACCTATATTTGTAATATTGCCGAACACAAGTAATGAGGTAGTTAATTTGTCTTTAACAAAATCAATTAAAAAAGAAGAATCACACATGTGTGATGAGTTCAGTATTTCATTTGATGATAAACTGTGGAAGACAAAATCAAAAAATGAAAGAGATGAGTTTTATGATTTTATTTTAAAACAATTAAATGATAACAATAATTTAAAATGTTTTAGAAAAGAATTATACAATATTGTTGAAAAAATAAAAAAAGATATTGATATCCATGATTGCGATTTTTTAAAAAAAATAACAAATAGTATAAATACTTATGCAACAAGAAATTCTATAGATTATTCTCAAAATCTTTTAGAAAAATATGTCGTTATAAATAATTATGAAAATCTCGATGAAATTTCTATAAAAGTTTCTGGTGATTTTAGAAGTTTCTTTTGGAAATTTATAATACCTAATTTACCAAAAGGTTTTCAAGCAACAGCTGTTTATCCCATGGATAATAAAAATTTTCTTAACATATTTAAAATTTACAAAATAAAAAATGACTATATTTAATTTTGATAAAAACTTAACGGGTGAAGAAAAATTTAAGTTAAAAGATTCTGTGTATTTACACATAAAAAATCTTTTAGCTCAAAATATTGATTTCGATGTTTCGTTTAAAACTATTCATAGTAAAAGAACTAATAGCCAAAATAACGGCTATTGGAGACTTTGCGGGATATTGCTTCCTTATGTTAAAAAAGACTATCCCGAGCTTAATGATAGCGATGCTATAAGCGATCTAATTAAACTCAATGCAGGATATACCACAAAAACTGCAAGGCAATTTGTTCCAAAAAGTTTAACATTAGCAACTAAGGAAGATATGAATGAGCTAATCAAGCAGGCTTACCACATTTGCGAGTTTTACAAAATTAAGAATTACGAATTAACTAGCTATGAAAATTTAGCTATGATTGAATATTTTGAATCTCAAAATAGTCAATTTTCGAGAGACAAAACAATTAGTTAACACAATGAAAATATTAAGCGAAAATAAATTTCCTGTTAAGATTTGGACTGACAAAGTCGAAAGCAAGGCTTTAGACCAATTGAGAAACATCGCAAATTTACCATTTATTTATAAACATATTGCAGTTATGCCAGATGTTCATTATGGAATAGGTGCAACTATTGGTTCAGTTATAGCGACAAAACATGCTATAATACCTGCGGCAGTTGGTGTAGATATTGGCTGTGGCATGATGGCTGTTGAGACTAGTTTGGTTGCGAACGATTTACCTGAATCTTTGAAAAAGCTTAGAGATGATATTGAAAAAGCTATTCCTCATGGTTTTGTTTCGATTCAAGGAAGATCAACCAAAGGCAATTTTGACATTATGACTTTTGCTAATACTTCTAAATGGTCTCTGTTATCGGAAGATTTTAAGACTATTACCGATAAACATAAACAAATAGAAACTTTTGCATCACCACAAAAACAATTAGGCACTTTAGGTGGTGGTAATCATTTTATTGAGATATGCTTAGATTTAGATAATAAAGTCTGGGTTATGCTTCATAGTGGTTCAAGAGGCATAGGTAATTTAATTGGTAGATATTTTATAGAATTAGCAAAAAAAGATATGCGAACTCATCATATTAATTTACCCGATGAAGATTTATCATATCTTTCAGAGGGAACTCAACATTTTGACGATTATGTTTTTGCCCTTAATTGGTCACAAAGATACGCATCATTAAATCGAGAATCGATGATGGAAACAGTTTTAGGAGTTTTAAGATCCCATTTAAGACCTTTTTACATTAAAAATAAGGCTATAAATTGCCATCACAATTATGCAACCATTGAAAATCACTTTGGGCAAAATGTGTGGATAACTAGAAAAGGAGCGGTAAGAGCTAGAGAAGGTGATTTAGGAATTATCCCAGGTTCAATGGGAGCGAAGTCTTTTATTGTAAAAGGCAAAGGGAATAAACAATCTTTTTGTTCTTGTTCACATGGTGCAGGAAGAAAAATGGGTAGAAATGAAGCAAAAAAATTTTATACAGTTGAAGATTTAAAAAAGCAAACTGAAAATGTTGAGTGTCGCAAAGATGAGGGTGTTTTAGACGAGATACCGGGAGCTTATAAAGATATTGACGAGGTTATGAATAATCAAACTGATTTGGTTGAGGTTATGGCTCAATTAAAACAAATAATGTGTATCAAAGGTTAATTATTATCAACAACAAAATAGGAACAAATTATGATTATTATATTATTATTAATTTTTTTAATTATAAATTATTTTATTTTAAAATATCAAGATAAACCCTTTATTTCGGTTTTGAGTATCCTTCTTTCTTTTTTTTCATTTTTTATTTTAATTGCTCTTTTTACACATTTTTGTAACAATTTATCAATAGCTAACAAAATTAAATTTCAATTAATTTTTAAAAATCCAGAAATAACAAAAGAAGAAATTATTGAATTAGAGCAAGAGTATGCGGTATATGCCAACTCCATAACCGATGGAGTTTTAATAAAAATATTTAGCATATCAAAAGATTATAAACCTATTAACAACATTAACAATTAACAAAAATAAAATGACTAAAAACATAATTAAATACAACTGGGCTTCATTGTTCAAAAATAAAAACGGTGGTAAGCCGATGTATAAAGACAACCAGCCGATCATTAGCAAAGATGGTAAAAATGTTTTACATGCGTCTTACACTTGCCAGCTTTCAATTAAAGAGCCATTAGCCGTTGGGGAATATGAAATACAGTTCAGGGAAAAAGTATCACAAAACGGAAATTTATATTTTTCGGGCGGTGTTAAACTAAAAGAGCAAAATGGTTATTTGGTAAATAATAAACCAAAATGAAAAACGAACCAATAACAATTAATTTCGATCAAAATGTTTATAGTTAAAATATTAATAATCACAGCACTATTTTTTTTCTTTTGTAGTGTATTTTACGCACTTACCAAACAGGGGGCAAAGGAAGGGGCAAAAGAGGTTTTAGAGAATTTAAAGGAAGCTGAAAAATTTTATTTACTGCAACAAAAATATCTAGAAAGTTGCTCACAAATTGAGAAAGAATATTATCGGCTTGAAAAAAATGGAATCCTTGAGTTTACGGATGAGAAAGGCGAAAAAAGAAAAGCTGAGTTTCAAAAAGGTATTAATGTTAATGAATTTAAAATATGATTACTTTTCTTATTTTTTTGGGCTATTTTATAGCTATATTAGATATTTTTTTAATATTTTCTTTGATAAAAGATTGGAATAAAAAAAATATTAATGATGTTGAAAAAGACATTAAATATTTAGATAAGAGATTTGTTCCAATTCAAAAATATTCTAAATTAAAGGAAAGATTAGAATTAGTTGATCAATATTTGCGAAAAAATAGAAATTTCTCTATAAATGAAATTGAAGAATTAAATAAAAAAGGAAAATTATAAAATATGAACTTTAGAAAAAAACCAATTATTGCAAATAAAACTGCAGAATATGTTGACATCAAAAACATTGATAAATTAGTGCCGAAGGAATTTTTGCCAAAAATTAATTTATTGTTTAATAAAGATATACCAAAAGAACCAAAAACTCCTAATGAGTTGCTTATTTATAGATTGTCGCAATTAAAAGAAAGCGATATGCAACAACATTTTTATAAGCAAGCGGTTTTATTACAATATGAATTAAAGCAATTGAATCAATTTAATGAGCTTGAGTTTGTGCAAAATGATAACGGAGACACTGCTGGCGGTCAATTAAGTCAAGGGCAAAGAATTGCATTATACAAAAGAAAAAAGGCAGAGGGATCAAGAAAAGGCTTTCCAGACATTTCAATTCACTATTATGTTAATAAATTGACATTCAGGGATACGGTTTTTTGTGAAGTAAAAAGAATTGGTGCTCCAAGTGAAATACATATTACAAAAGAGCAATTGGATTGGTTTTTAAAGCTAAATTTAATGAGTTTTGATGCTTATATAACCAATAACCCTATTTTCTTTAAAGATGTAGTTCTTGGTGAAATTAAAAACAATTTTTAGGGGTATAAAATGAGTTTAAAATACTACTACATCGTAATGTATTTTTTAATGTTTGTAATTGTATTATTGGGAAAACATCGAATTTTTGAAGAAACATTTATGCTTCTAATGCTTACCGCTTTTTACATTTGGTTAAGCAGGTTTTTTCAATCACTAGATTGCGTACCAGAAAAAACTAAGCTTCAATGGAGATGTTGTTCTGGTGTTGCTTCGATGTTTTTTATAAACTTTGCATCATTTTTTATTTGCACCAGATTTTAGTTTTCTTTTCTCCTTGATATGGCACGGCGAAACCTTTATCAATCATTAATTGGCTAATTAAAACTCCATCAATTTCAATATCTGCCAAGATCCTACCACCATATTTATCCCACTTAGGATCTATTAACTTAACTTTTTTTCTTTCACCAAGATAATCGATTAAAAATTGTTTTGCTTTTAATCCTAAAGCTTTTTCACAGGCTTTTTTTGTTCTTTTTTCAGGGGTGTCAATTCCAAGGATTCTTACATCATAACCTAAATGATCAATTAAATCGCTTTCATCACTAGCATCTAACTCTACGGTATCGCCGTCTATTACTCTTTTAATGGTCCTTGGAAATTCAGCGTAAGAATTTACTTTTGCGTCTGCTTTAGAAGCGATTGACACTTGATAAATAATATATAATCCAAATCCTAAAGAAATTAAAATAGTGATATAAAGTATTTTAATCAATAATTTTAATAAAAATTTATTTATTGCTTTTAGTTTTTCTTTCATATTTTTAATTTAATTTTTAAAAAATTTTCAATGGTTTTTTGGGTGAGTTTTTGGTTATCATCCTTAATTTCTAAAAATGCATTTTTTTCTTTTAAAAGATTGTGAAAACCTTCTACAGCTTTTTTTGATTCACTTAGGAAATATTGATAATTTATCGATATATCATTTCCTTTTCGTAGGAAATTTACATTTTGTTTTAAACTATAGCCTAGAGCAATACAGCCAAGTAATTGGTCAATAACATTTGCTTCATGTGTCCTTATTCCCAAACGATCAATTACATTTTTAACTAAGTAAAGTTGTTTATCAAATGTTTTTGAATAAGTCATTTCAATTTCGTATCTTCCAATAGGAATGCAAGTAGATTCATTGATGGCAGTTATTTTTAGATCTCTTTGGTTAGTTTTACCTTTTGTAAACAAAGGGCGTTCCAATGTCAAAAAAAGCGGGGTAGGATCAAACTTTTTATGAATATATCCAATAGTGCCACCAAATACTTTATTTTTTTCAATTTTTAAATCACCGTTATTTGTGTAAATTCTTCTTAAAACTAATTCCATTAATGTTCACCTCCAGATTTATTTTTAGAATTTTTATCAACACACATTAAATAATATTTTTGATAATTGATCGATGCGTGATTTAACATAAATACCGCAAACTCTTCTTCAATTGTTTTAATTTGATTCTTTTCCATTTTTTCAATTATTTTTCTTGCATATGTTGAAATCTCCTTTTTTTCATCTGGTAATGGTTGAAAAATAGTGCAAAAATTATTTATCAACTTGGGTTTTGTCGAACATGAACTTAATGCGATCAATGTCGCTAGTGCTAGCAACAGTGTTGTTGACTTCAATAATTTTTTCAAGGTTTTGAATTTCATTGTCTTTTTCTTGTAATTTTTGTTTGTTTTTTTCGGTTTTTTTTCCTTGTAGATTGCCAAAAAACATAGCACCGAAAAAACTAAATAGCAAACAAATTGTTTCAATTATTTTCATATTTTTTAATTTTATTAGTAATTTTTTTAATAGGTTCAATAGCAATAAAGCCACCAATTAAAGCAGAGTAAAGTAGGAATGAACACCAAACAATTACGAATTGATCGGCAAAATTGTTTTTGATCAATAAATTTCCAAAGTAAAAAGTGCCAAAAAAAACCAATGGCAAGCTTAAAATAAAAGCAATTCTTTTAGAAGATAGCTTTTGATTGCCGTCTTTTAGAAATTGGCTTAGAGTAAGTATTTTAGATAATATCATTTTATAATAATTTGTTAATAATCTCAATAATAGCACTACCCGCAAAGATAGCGATTATAATTGATCCGGTGATAAATGCAATACTTATTCCTGTGAAGAAAATATTGCCATGGGTTTTATTGCGATCTAAATGCCGTAAAAATAATTTTATCCAAAGATCTATATTTCTTTTCATTTTAAAATAAAAGATTTATACTTGCAATGCCCGCCCCTTTTAGATTCAATTCTTTATTGGGAGCGATAACTGTAAATGAAATTAATAGATCTTTTTTTAATAAATAAGAATAATTTAAACCATATAAAATAGCGTGGTTTATTGATTTTATAGAATTAATCTTTCTTTGCGATCTTACATTGGCAAGGGTTGTCCCAAATAAATGTTTTTTAAATCTATAGTTTAAATTAAAAGCGTCCGTTGTGTTTTTAGTTTTTAATGTTGCTAATTTACCATCAAGTTTTCTTTCAATAAATACTTTATTTTGGATTTGAATTAATCTGTTGGTTGAAACTGAAAATGAAATAGGTGTATTTTTAATATTTTGAAAAAATCCATAACTAAGACTTGGGGTATTTTGCGATGGAATATTGTAATTTTTATCGCTAGATTTCGTGTAGATATTTGAAGCAGTAAGCATGAATTTAGCTTGTGCTGATGTAGATATTAAGCAAAAGATGATGATTAATATTTTCATTTTTTTTGGTTTAATATGTTTTTAAATTGTTCAAGATAGGTGAGTGTTTGAACGTTATTACCTTGTTGATGCCTGTCTATTTTTTCTAATTGCTCCCTTACTTCTTTTTTTAATTCTTTCATTTCACCTCGCATTTCATCTTGATTTTTCTTTAATGCTTCCATGAAATCTTCCCTTGTTTTTTTTTCGGAGATCAATAATCTATTTTCACATTCGCTAACAAAAGATTTTGCCCAAATTTTGGTGATCAAAACAAATAGTCCAGAAACTAGACTTATAATTAACCAAAATAATTTGTCAAAAAAAATTTGAAAAGTCATAATTAATTTAAATTATTTTTAAGATTTATAGCCAAATGATGAAGCATACCTGATAGATCAATATTATCATTATTTTTTTTAACTTTTGCTAGTGAATGAACGAAAATTACCTCATCGCTTTTTATAATCACCAGCTCTAAATTATCAATGAAATTATTAGATTTTTCAATTAATTCTATTATTTCTTTTTGTTCAAAGTTTATATTTTTCATTATATTTTTCATATCAAAAAAAGTTATTGAAGAATAAATATTTTTTAATTTTTCTTGACTTTTTAGCGATAATTCTTTTTTTATAAATAAATTAGGATTTTTAAACCTGATTGATCCCTCGGAGTTAATGATGTCAATCGTTTCATAGTGATCATCAACTATTTTAAAAAAACCTAAATAATAATTTTCTGGGCAATTTTTAATAATTTCCTTCATGTTTTGAATTTGATTTAATTCAATGATCCTTAATTTTTCTTCTTGTTTTTTTTCAAATAAAACATTTTTTAAATAAAAATTTAAAGATATTAATGCAACAATTCCAAAAAAACTAATAAAAATAAACGTTCTTACGAATGTGCTTAATTTATTATATTTTTGAATCAAATTTAATTTACTCATTTTGAATTATAAAAAAGTTGTTTTTTTCCTAGATTTCCTTCAAATATATCACTTGGAGTCATTTCGTAGGGATTGCCATCTTGAATATTATCTAAAAGATATCCTTGATCTTGCAAAAATAAACCAACCAAAGCACTGCAAAATAATTCTTTTCTTTTTGAAAATTTGGTTAAGTTAATTCCAGAAAATAAAGCATTGGTTTTTGAATATTCAACACCCAAATATTTACTTTCAAATGCTTTAGCATTAACTTTGTCAACTTCCGTTAATTCTTCAATATAGACTTTGCCCTTAAAATGTTCCAATTTATCCATTAAAGTATTTTCTTCCATCCCTCTTTCTATTCCCGCTTCAAATACTTTTGCTTCAAAATTTCCCGCCTCATTATCAAAAACAAATCTAGAAATGTGGCAAATATGATCAATATCTTTTTTTCCAGTAATGAAAGAAAGAAATTTAGTTGATAGCATTAAAGGGCTATGATAAAGATTTTTAAAGCATATAGAATAATCAAAATAAACTAAATAAATTTTATTTTTATTTAAACTATTTATTTTTTCTTGTAAGATTTTAAAAATTAACATTAATTTTTTCTAATTCATCAAGAGTTTTAGCATTTTCAATTTGATTTTTGATTAAATCTAATTGAGAACTTTTGTCTGAAATTCTAACGAATAAATGTTTAAAAATACTAAAATTTTCCGCACCCGTTAAAGCAATTTTAACTTCTTCGCCTTTTTTATTTTTTGTGGGGTAAGGTATTGGCAACGCTGAATTTAAAGCTTGCATTAACATTTCTTGATGTTTTGGATTTAGCAATTCTAAATATTTTAAAATCGATAAAAAAAGTCCTCCAAAAACAATCGTCGTTTCATGCTTTAAAATATCAGGATTATTTATTAAAAATTCCGCATCGGTAAAACCAATTGGTTTATTTAATTTATCTAATTTAGGGGCTTTCTCAATTGGGTGAGGCTTTGCAATTTCTAAATTATAGTTTTCGATTAATGTATTTTTTTTAGCTTCTTTAGCTTTTTCAAATAAATAATTATTTAATTCTTTTTCGTCTAACTCTGTGCAATTGGAATAACCTATTCCTACATCAGCTTTTGAATTAAACTCAAAATACTCATTTTTTTCATTTTTTAAAATATACATAGTTTAAATTTTTATTTGGTTATTAATATATCCCGCGACATAAAGGGACATTGAACTAATTGGGGAAGTGTAAGTTAGAGATATGTCAACTTGACCCAAATTATTCATGGGTAAATAATCTGAAAAACTTAAAGCATCATATCCATTTGTAGCGGTATAGGCTAAAGGATTAGATGCGGTCGTTCCTGTTCTTCTCCAGTTAAAACCTAAACCTGTTATTGTTGATCCCGTATAGGAAACATTTCCATATAATTTTGCTATAATTCCATTTATTTTTGGAATTGAAAAAGCATAAGTTGTAAAAACAGAAGCACTCGGGTTAACAGTGTGATCATTAACATAGTTATCATAAATAAATTGTTTACCAAATTGTATAAAAGGTCTTATATTTCCACTTCCATCTGTTAAAATAGATCCTCTATAGTCATATTTTGTATAGCCACTAGGCAATACATTTGTTGGACTTGTTGGATTTGGATCTGTTCCAGCGACGCCTAATAAAGCACCATAATCAACCGTGCCGTCGGTTTTATATAATGCAAATAAATGATATGTTGAGTTATTAGCTCTAGCCCCAGATAAAAGCAAATTTCCGTTATTTCCAGCTGACCAAGCACCTGTTGACTGTAATCTTTTAGTCATCGCGGTTGATAATGCTTGACCTGAGCCGTCATGAAAAGTCATCGCTCCAGCTGTGAAGTCAATGTCAGTGTTTGGAGTGCCTGAGTTGTTGGCAATTGTAATAGGATTTGTGGGTAATGACAAATAATTAATGCCTTGGGTGGTGGAGGTGGCTTTGGTTAAATTAGTTGCATTAAAAAATGCTTTTTCAGGATTTAAAACAATCCATGCATCATTAGCAGAATTTCTTTGAAAATCATAAATGCCATTAATTAAAAGATCGCTTGCTTCAACAGCAATTTCAGTTTTAGTTGCACTTAATTTTTTAATTACTGCAGTTGTTGTTGGGTTTGCAATAGCACTTATTTGTAGATATGGAGTTGTTGTTAAATTAGTTGCACTTATTTTTGCTGTGAATTGTTGGGTTGTTGCATAAGCAGTTATTGATGGCGATGGTATTAATGTATAAGCATCGGCACTTCCAGAGGTAGTTCCTAAATAGGTATAAGTACCATCTTGCACTTGACCCAAAGCAATTGAATCTGTTCTTGACGAGCCATTACCTAAACCAGTCAATTTATAATTTGACATTGGAATATTGGCGGAAATTGTGGTTTGTCCATCTTTTGTAATACATTGTGATAAACCTGACGCTATTCCGTCAAATTCTCCATCCATGCGGCTTGCGGTTATTTTATAACCATTAGCTTTATCATTTACCCAATTATAAATTCTTTCAAATGTTCCTGACCCGTTAAATGCCATTATTATTTCCCTCGTTTAATTGTTCTGTTGCTTGAGATCTGCCTAAACCTGCGGATATAGGAGCAGTAAAATTCCTATCTGCTAAGTTTTCAGCAAATTTTTGAATTAACATTTTTTCTTGTGGTGTCTGTGCTTTTATATATATTTTATTTAAAACTTCTACAGATTTGAAAGGATCAACAATAATTCTTGCCAATTCTTTTGCCGTTTGTTCGTTTAAACCATAATATCTTTTTTTAATAGCATCGGTTGCGGTTAAGATAACATTAGAAATTCCAAATGTTTTAGCACTTATCGCACCTTTTGCGACTTTGTCTAGCAATTCAGCCCCTTCTTGTATATTAAAATCAGTTCTTGAACCACCTACAATTCTTTGTTTTGTATCAAAAACTCTAATTTCATCATTCATTCTTTTTGCAAAATCATTAAACTCTTTTTTATCATTAAATACGGCTTCTATTTTTTTTCTTTCTAGTGGTTGTGAAAATATTTTTCTGGCAGATGAATTAGCATCTCCAGTTTTCATAGCTTTATCCATTAAATAATCTTTAACACCTATTTTATAAGTTTCTTTTTCCCCATCGCTTAAACCAGAAATAAATCTTTTAACTTCTTCGCCATTTCTTAATTTACCAAAATTTAAACCTTCTTGTTGTGCGTTTAATAATGCTGACTCGCCAGCAAATAATTTATTAGCTTGTTTATAAGTTGGACTAGCTTTTTCAAGTATATCTAAAACTTGTCTTTTAACTCCCATTAATGCACCAACACTTTCTTTATCTCTTATGTTTTTAGCGGCAGATATGTCTCTATCAATCATTTTTTTTGCACCAACTAAAACTTCAAAACTATTATTAGAAAGTCTTGGATCAACAAATAATGGTTCATTTTTAGCTGCATTTACATATTTGGTAATATTTGGATTATCATAAAGTTTTTTTGCTGGTGCGTCAACCTCAACAATTTTTGTCAAAGGAGTTCCAGTTGCTGGGTCTCTTAATTGTTCTCCTTTATTGTTTAAAATTGGTTGAGATACTTTTACTTTTTCAGTCTTTAAAAACTTTTGTAAATTTTGCTCACCTTCAATTCTAGCTTGCTCATATAAAGGGCTAGATAATTCTTTCCTACGGGCAATTGTGTCATCAAGTTTATTAAAATAACTTTCGGCACTTAAATTATTATTTAATAAATCACTAACTCTTTTTGCTGATGTTATAGATTTTTTGTTTATATAATCGGTTATAATTTTGTTGCTACCTTGAGTTTTACCAAGTAGTCTAGTTAATCCTAAAATATTTTCATCGCCTTGTTCAGGTAATGCAGTGATTCTTCCTTGTTCTATTTTAGTTGCTAATTTACGAGCTTGTGTGCCTGCTTCTTCGGGCGTAATAACCTTAGATAAAACTTTTTCAGGTGTATTTGGTTTAAATTTTTGAATAATACTAGGAATGGCTTTGCTTGTTTTACTTACTGCTTTAACAGCTTGTTGACCAGCAACGGCTCCACCTCCGCCAATTATAAGCGCACTTGCTAAATCAGTTAGTGATTGCGGTAAATTACTTATATCGGCAGTTTCTCCTAATGCTGTTAAGCCACCTATTATAGATCCACCTGCTAAGGCTTGCTTTGCTGTATTCGCAGCTAAACCTAAACCTTTTAATATTCTATCTGGTCCAATAATATCGGCTGCTAATTGAGTTCCGAAAGATTGTTTTGGGAATTGTTCTCTTGCTTGTCTTAATTTAGATAATTGATTACTTAAAGCTTCATCATATAAATCAGCATAAGTTCTATCTTTTACAAATTCAGGATTATAATTAGTTAAACCTTTGACAA